GGTAAGAAACCTCTCCAACTGCTAACCCGGCGGCTCGTTAGAGCGGACGGGAGTCAGCGCCTGACCAGGGGATTTCCCCCGGTAGGCCCCAGTACCGCATTGCGCGGACTGAGACTCTCGACTTACGTCGAACGGTTAGCGGACTACGGGGTGACGAACCGCGTAATACAGCTAAGTACTCGAGCTCGCTGCAGATCTGGGAATCTACGCCGTAGAGGATGTCGCGGACGGGAGTTGTTTTCAACTCACGCCAACGCCACCCCCAACGGTTTCGGTCCCAGCTCACGAACTCGGAACGCATGGCCTCGTCCTTTGCTACCGTGAAGGCAGCATCGGCATTACCGTGAAAAGGTCTTACAAACCTCACTCGGTCGGGGCACGCACTGCGCAGGTATTCACGGACGGTATCGAAGATACCGTACGTGAGGTCGCTGCGCAGAGTTGCGTTGTGGATCTTATACAGGTCGACATTCGTGTCGAGCCTGAAGTCCACGTACACTGGACGAATGTCCAGACCGCTGTACCAGTCTGTTCCACACGACTCCCTAAACGGACCTACAACGTAGGTCTTATCGGGATTGTTCCTGAAGCCAAGGTAATGGAGTAATTCCAAGACCACAAGCGCCAGGGACTGTCGGACTATGATGTCGTCGCCATAGACTCGAAAGTCTACGGGCTGTCGGTGTACCTGCGCAACCGCGTAGCACACCGATGCGAACAACAGAGTCTGAAGTGGAAAACAGAAGCCATTGCCCATTGATACGAACTTCTGGTAAGCATGAAGCTTACCTTTGTATCTGTACCAGTGGGATCTGGTCCGATCGAAGAGATCGAACCACTCAGCGGGAAAGAGCAACCTCACTATCGACGTCGAAATGGAATCCGACGCCGACGAGAGGTCGATAGTCGCGTAAGGGTTAAACCCCCCGCGGCTACCGCTACGGGCCATCTCCTGGTTAGGGAGCTGGTTCCGTAAATCGAGGTCCACGAGACCACGCCTGCGAAGGCATGACCTCATGTACTCATCGATGCCCTTTTGTAAGAACCCGTTGAGCAATGGCTCAGACGCTATAGACCGCTTGGTCTTAAACGTCTTTGGCACAAAGTTGATGTTGTTATGCGTTACCAACTCCACCCGGCTCGCTACGTACGTCGCGAAAGCTTCGTAATCGTAGCAAACAGTCGTGCCCCCACCCGGGGACACCGCGCCGGCTTGCCTCAGGATGAGGTGCCGGTACTGTTCGTGTTTCCACAGAGCCAAAGTGGCGAGCGAGAGCGACATGCGAGTGGCGGTCCACTTACCTGCTAGGATCTTCCTAGCGAAGTTCGTGCGATCACCCGACACTCCTACGCTGGCTCCCGGGCCGAAGTTGCACTGGTCGAGTATAGCGTCGTAATCGGGTTTTACCCCGAGCACGCCTGCTATATAGCCCCGCATATGCCTTATGTATTCGGCATAGCGGAAGCCGTCTCCATTGCGGAGCGCGGCTGACCTTTGGTTCACCCTCTTGCAACGGTGTTCAGCGGCGAGGAATTTCTTCCAAGCCGTGTCTTCGGGGTTAAACCCCGGGACTTCACTGCTACTAAAGGGGAACTTCTTTACAAGTGCAACAAGCTGAGTTTTAAGGTACTGATCTAGTACCCCGGAGTACTGCTGTTCCTCCGCGAGCTCAGCGAGCTTCACAACGTGATCCCACCTCCTGGCGCGTACGCTTCCGCGTACTTGCTTAAAGATGGGGTCCGGACTGTAAAGCTCCGACCGGATGCAGAACTCTGTTAGGACCTTAGCGTAGACACGCATAGGGTCCGGGAGCTGAATCATTGCGATTTGCTTCCTCTTCATAACAGAGTCCAGCTTACGGGCGACTAGTTGACGAGAAGCGCGACGCGTAATCCACCCAAGATCTTATAGAGCGGACCCATTCTTCCATAGTGGAAGCACTAGATCCGCCCCACGGCGTAATGCCGCGAGAGCGAGGGGGGTACGGCACGCCATCGTCTACGTCTCCGTAGTGTGCAGAAAGTTCAAGCAAGTTGACGGGTAGACCGTACCTATTCAGTCCCGATCGTCGCCCGTAAAGGGCAACAAGCGGTATGACTAGGGGAAAGTCCTCCGTCTCGGGCTGCGAAAGAAGATGCAGCTCGAATCTTGCAGGGCTGACTCTACCAAACGACCGTGACCGCATTGCCAGAAGCGCGGCTCGAAGGGATCTCCCATCGAACACGCGCATACCGGTATTGACAGTCATAGACGCGAGGTTGAGTTTAAGCTCGAACACAGGGTTCGTTACTGAACGAGGCATTGTCATGTCTCCTAGGCTAACAGTAGCCCATTAATTGCACACAAGTAGGAACGAGGTACGGTATTGCATCCGTACCACGGCAGGTGGGGCATTAAACCCCACTGGCCCGGAAGCGAACTACATAGCAGGACTGTTGATCGTTGCAATGACTGAGGCCACCTGGGCGACAGAGGACCAAAGGTCCCCTCCGATCCAGGAAACCAAAGCCAGCAAAAGACCCACAGTCCAACGGTTGACTGGAACATGCATGTTCTAGCCCCCGATTACTGCGTAATGTCCGCTTTCCAGACCAAATCACTGCCGTTCGAGGCGATCAGAAAATCGCCAAGGTCGTCACGAATGCTGTCCACGTCAGCCTGAGCGACCCCTACGGGGACGCTAAAGTTGGCTTCTGCGATCAGCTCGACCTTTCGCCCGGAGGCGAGGGTCTTCGTGCGAACGAACTTCGCAGTCGCTCGAGAGACGCCGTCAAAGTCCGCCGTCGGCTTCGGGGCAACCCGCTTCAGATCAAGGTAATCCTTGTCTGCAGCAGTCTGCGCCGGGCCGGTATGGCGGGCTGAATCGGGCGTCATGTTGGTATCGAAGGCATACGCCTTCGTATTGACCGTTACGGTCATCGCTATTACCTACCTTTCATCGTTGGAGGGAAAGTTACAACACGCAACACGAGTCTCACCGGAAGAGCAGTTGTGAAGCCAACGCCAAAGCGTCGACGACACGAGGAGATGTTGCCACCTCTCGAAGCGCGTGCTCACGCACGCGCCACACTGGTCCCGGCAATGTCGGGTTGCGTACCTTGCGCACAGACTTGACATAATGCATGCCACTCTGTGCTCTGGTTAGGGTGTATCCAGAGGGCGATTTCCACACGTGCACACCAGTGCACGCGTAGGTCGTCTCCTGAACCCATCCATGCCAGGTCGCCAACCTCACCACATTCAACCTAGGTGTCAACGCATTGATAAACTCACCAGTGTTGGTGAACCAGTCAATGACAAAGGAGTATGGAAGTAAATTCCACGCCCCCGCTGGCACATTGTAAAGGTTGAATCCGTACCTGTTGTAGAAGTCTCGGTATTCATAGAGGATTCCTCCTCTTACCGACAAACTCCCATTACAGGACACCGTATAAGTACTGTCGAACCTGCTGTTGGAGTAGTTTACTACTCTGTAGGCAGGTATCGAGAAGTACTCGGAGGCCGCACCACGTGCGGTCTCCCTACGGGTGGCGATTCTCGTCCCCTTAACTAAAGCGTCGTTCATGAGAGAAACAAGCGGCATGATACCGTAACGGTATTTTAGCCAATTGTCCCTGAACAACCTCCCAGCGGCAACGACAGCACCGTGGCCCTTACGGGTCGCGTACTTTCGTTCCTTGCGAAGGTGGTCAATCAGGTTCCAAGTACGGAGCCTAAACAGCTCCATAGTTTCCTTGGCCTCTCCCACTTCAACAACGCCGTCCACGTCGGGTGTTCCCACCCGGGCGGCCGTCTCTGTGTACACTTCGGAGAGCAGATGCCCTCCGTCATGCACGTAGCCATACAAGTCAGGCGGATCCCAGTACGAATACTGGTACTCCCATGTATATCCGCCCTGTAGGATTACAGGGCCTTGGTACATGTGACGACGGGACCACTGGATCGAGCTGAAAGGGTTGTTTACAATTCGGCCGGCTTCAACAGCACGGCGGAACTTGGGAGTGACCACGTCTGTGGTCTGTTGATACTCCCCAACCTTGAGGGCTTCACGGTACGACGTGGAATAAACGGCACCTGAACGGTAGCCGATATCCTTGCCGTCTGTGAAAGAACCTCGTTCTCGAGTCCTAAGTGTTCCCATATAGTCATCCTTTCTCGCACTGCTAGAGAGGGTTTGTGGACAGAAGGCTAGTTAGCTAGCCTAGAAGAGCGCCCCGCGAGGGG